CTATGCGATCTTATCAGCCGTCAGCTCGTAAGTGGTAAATTTGATCACCTCATTGCCAAACCACGCATTCAACTCCTTAAACCGTTCCTGCAACGGCGTCAGCTCATTGCGCACAAACACCTGTGACGCCTTAACCGAATCACCAAATCCACCGCTGTTCTCCGGGATAATGCCCATCATCTGCGGCGGCACGCGGTGCGCGCACAGCAAATCGTTCTGGCTGGCTTTCTTGATGTTAAAGAAATCGTCTTTCGTCGCAACTTCGCTCAGCGGCAAAATCTTAATCCCGTCTGGCTTGCCGTTCGGCGCATACATGAAAAGATTGCGGAAGTTGCCCAGCCCTTTCGTATCGCGCATCGCTTTACGCATCTGATCGATGTCCGAACTGCTTTGTGCCGCGTCGGTCATGTATAGAATATATCCAGCGTGTGCGCCGTTCTGGTAATACTTACGGCGAAACAGAGTCGCAGCCTCATTCAGCCAGGCAGAGTTCAGGGCGCTGAGATATTCCGGCAGGCCGTACAGCTCCTGATTAATGTCCGGCTCAATCAAATGAAACACGCTTCCCGGTTCGAACTGATGCGCTTCTTTCCAATACTGCACAAACCAGTATGTATCCGGCTCAACGCCACGCCGTGCATATTTGGCAGGCACGGTTTTCATCACCACGGCGTCGCCGAGCTGGTTGCGGATCACCTCTAAAAACGCATTCCCAAACACCAGGTAATCCAGGGCAAACCGGCTGAACTCCTGCTGTGATAACAACGAGTGCGGGATAAACGTTGAAGCCAGAATATTACGTTTCACATACAGCGAGGAGCTGTGATGAACCGCAGCGCGCAGCGTGCGAGCCAACCCGTCAAAGCTGACCGGCGGCTCATACCACTGGCCGTTACCCGTACATTCGATGTAGTCCAGAATTTCGCGGCGGTCTAACACCGGCGTCGGGTCGCCAAAGCTGAACGCTTCCGCACCGCCGTTATGCTGGGCGTTTGTTGCGGTGACTGTGTTTTGTGTCGGCTTGCGGAATTTGCGCTTACTCATATTAATAAAACTCCAGGATGTTAGGGCTTTGGCCGCCGTTCGCTGCGGTCAGGGGTTCGTTAAGCAGTGCGTGCATGATTGCCCAGGCCACATCCGCGTGGCTGGCCTCCTCGCTGCGGCTGGCCTCGTAGGTGGAACGGCTGCCGCTGGCGGTCATGGTTTTGCGAATAGCCATGAACGACGAGGTGATGTCTTTATGATTGGTGTCGTATTCAAGTCGGCCTGACGTGATGGTGTCTTTGGCTTTCAACACCATTTTCGTTTTGGTTTCGGGGCTGTAGCGGATTTCCATCGCGGCGGGGAAGAACTGCCGTACCAATTGGAAAACACCCTGACCGATGCCGGTGGCGTCCACGCCGATGTATTCCACGCAGTACCGCTTCGTTAACTCCTCAATGCTTTTCGCCTGGGCGGCAAAGTCCATGCCCTTCCACTGGTGGCGTTCCAATACGCGGAATTTGCCCCCGTCCACCAGCGGCGGAGCCACGACGGCGCAGCCCGCGCTGTCGCCGGTGTGTGACGGGTCGTAACCAATCCAGACGGCGCGATAGCCAAACGGACGCAGGGCAAACGGGTTGAAATCCTTCCATTCTTCCACGCTTTCCACCATGCAGCGCTGTAGCTCCGCGAACGGGAACACGGACGCCTGGTCGTCAACAAACTCGCACATGAACAGGTTGCGAAAATCCTCGGCGCTGTTTTCCTGTTTCAGCGTGTCGATGTTGAACAGGTTGCAGCCACCGGCTAACGCGTCCTCAATGGTGACGATTTGCCGCCACTGGCCATCTTCACAAAGCCGACCTTTTGCCAGGACGTGATGGCCGATATCCAGCTCAATTCTGTCGCGAGGATTTTCCCGCCCCTTATTGAACAGCTCACCCGACCAGAACGGATACGCGCCGTGCGTCAGCGCTGACGGCGTGGAGAAATAGGTGGTGCGCAGATGTTCCTGCGACGCCATGCCGCTGGCGACCTTGCGCAGCTTCTGGAAGTTCGGGATCCAAAAGATTTCATCCACGTACAGGTCGCCGTTGTGGCTTTGGGCTGTGTTGGAGTTGGTGCCTAAGAAAATAAGCTTTGCGCCGTTGTTGCCGAGCACTATCGGATCGCCGGTAAGTTCGACATCCACCAGCCGCGCAAACTGAATGATGTACTCACGGAAGACGTAAGCCTGGGTTTTACTGGCCGAGAGGAATATCTGGTTGTGGCCAGTGGCGAGTGCGCGCAGCAGCGCTTCGCGCGCAAAGAAGAACGTTGCGCCAATCTGACGAGATTTCAGGATGTCGCGGATCCGATGTTTAAGCCCTGCGTCGTACCAAATACGCTGATAAGGAAAACACTTTTCTAAGAAAATCCCTTCCAGCTTCTCCAGGGCTTCGTCGCTGAAATAGTTTTTGGTTGGCTTCTTACGGTCGCCTTTGTTGCGGTTAGCAACGTTCGGATTTAAATCGGCCTCGTTCCCGCTCTGGCTGTAGCGGTTCACCCGTGCCAGGCGCTCTATCATCCGGCCTAACGCATCAATCTCTTTGTAATCCGCATTCCCTTTCACGTCTTTCGTGACGAGCTGAATTAAGCGCGCTTCCAGGCTGGATTCAACGCGAGCAATCGGCGCGGCGTTCTCCCACGCGTCGCGGGTTTTCCAGCTCTGCACCGTCGGTATTTTTTGGGTCAGCAGTTCCGCAATCTGACGCACAGAAAAACCCTGCCAGTAAAGCAGTGCCGCCTGTCGCCGTGGGTCGCTGATGATGGTTGAGTTTGTCGTTTTCATGACTGCAACGTTACCGGCTGGCCTGCGGCTTTTCGCGCTGCCCACGTTGTGCCATCGAGCATCAACCCGCATCGGCTGGCGGTGTCGGGCGTGTGTCTGGAAACTTGGGGTTCTCAGAAGCACACACCGACTGGAGTCCGACAAATGGCAAAAGCAACAAAGCGCTTTCGTATCTGTACCGAAGGGGCAACCACCGACGGGCGCGAAATTACCCGCGCCTGGATTGAACAGATGGCCGCGACCTATGACCCGAAGGTTTACGGCGCGCGCATCAACATGGAGCACATCAAGGGATACACGCCTGACAGTCCTTTCCGCATGTACGGCGATGTGACCGGCGTCTATGCCGAAGAAATTGCCGACGGTGCGCTCAAAGGCAAGCTGGCACTGTATGCCGACATCGATCCGACGCCTGATTTAGTGTCGCTGGTGAAATCCCGCCAGAAGGTTTACACCTCCATCGAAGTGAACCCCTCGTTTTCCGATACCGGCAAAGCCTATCTGATTGGCCTGGCCGTGACCGACAGCCCCGCAAGCCTCGGCACCGAGTACCTGCAATTCAGCGCGAAGGCGCAGCAGAACCCGCTGGCGAGCCGCAAACAGGATGCTGGAAACCTGTTCACCGTCGCCGAAGAAACGGCGTTCGAGTTTGAAGAAGATAAACCGGCTGCCCCGTCGCTGTTCTCCCGCGTGAAGCAGCTGCTGTCCAGTAAGTCCGCCTCCGATGATGCCCGTTTCAAAGACGTCCACGACGCCGTGGAAGTGGTGGTTGAGCACGTCGAAACCGGCCTGCAAGCCAGTGCTGAAAAGCTGTCCGCGCTGCAATCCTCACTGACGGAACGCCTCAACGCGCTGGAACAAACAGCGAAAGATGACCGCGAACAGTTCAGCACGCTGAAAGGCAAGCTGGAAAAATCCGCGCCGCAGAACTACACGCAGCGCCCCGTTTCAAGCGGCGGCGGCAAGGGGAATGCGGCGGATATCACCGACTGCTAAGCACGAAAAACCGATTAACCCGTTAACTATTTTGGATAAAACGCATGAAACAAACGACCCGCTTTCAATTTAACGCCTTCCTGTCCCGCATCGCTGAGCTGAACTCAGTGGACACCGGCGACCTGAATAAAAAATTCAGCGTTGAGCCGTCGGTGACGCAGACGCTGATGACCCGCGTGCAGGAATCCTCCGCGTTCCTCCAGATGATTAACATCATCCCCGTGGACGAAATGAAGGGTGAAAAGGTGGGCGTAGGCGTCTCCGGCTCCATTGCCAGCACGGCGGACACCACCGGCGACGGTGAGCGTAAAACTGCTGACTTCAACACCCTGACCGCCGAGGGCTACGAGTGCCGTCAGACCAACTACGATTTCCATTTCCGCTATGCCACGCTCGATCTCTGGGCTCGCTATCAGGACTTCCAGGCGCGCCTGCGCGACGCCATCGTTAAACGTCAGGCGTTGGATCGCATCACCATCGGCTTCAACGGCGTTGAGCGTGCGGCCACCTCTAACCGCACGAAATACCCGCTGTTGCAGGACGTGAACGTGGGCTGGCTGCAAAAGTACCGCCTCAATGCCCCTGAGCGAGTGATGAGCAAGATTGTCGGCGAAGGCGATGCGGTGATCTCCGCCACCGTCCGCGTCGGCTCCGGTGGTGACTATGAAAATCTCGATGCGCTGGTCATGGACGCCACCAACAACATGGTTGATCCGATTTATCAGGACGACACCGGCCTGGTGGTTATCTGCGGGCGTCAGCTGCTGGCGGATAAATACTTCCCGCTGGTGAACAAGGCGCAGGAGAACTCCGAAAGCCTGGCGGCGGACATGATTATCAGCCAGAAGCGCATCGGTAACTTACCGGCGGTGCGCGTGCCGGGGTTCCCCGCTAACGCATTCCTGATCACCCGTCTGGATAACCTGTCCATCTACTGGCAGGACGGCACGCACCGCCGTCACATCGAAGAGGTGCCGAAGCGTGACCGCATCGAAAACTACGAATCCATCAATGAGGATTTCGTGGTGGAAGACTATCGCGGCGGCTGCCTGGTCGAAAACATCCAGCTCGGCACCTTCAACGCTGCCGCACCTGAATCAGCGGAATAAAGGGGGACATCATGATCAGCCCTTGCCGTCGTCACATGCTGCGGCAGTCAGCTATCAACGCAGCGCAACATGCCTCCGGCATGTTGCGTCACGCCACCGGCTACGAACTGCAAATGCAGCGACTCAATGCGGATAAGCAGGAACTGAGCAAGCATCAGTCCTTCCAGGCCAAAGCGGAAGTAAAGCGTCGCCTGCTGCCGGAATACGCCCCGTGGGTGTCGGGCGTGCTGTCCGAAGGGAACGGCGCGCAGGACGCCATCCTGATGACCGTCATGATCTGGCGTATTGATGCCGGTGACATTGCCGGGGCGCTGAACATTGCCCGCTATGCCTTCAAGCACCGGCTCGCCATGCCGTTCGGCAACCGCACCGCAGGCTGTGCCTTCACCGAGGAAGTGATCGACCAGGCCACGCGCGCCCGCGATGCCGGTGAACCGGTCAGCATCGAGCTGATGCTGGAGGTGCTGGAGCTGACCGACGCCGAGGATATGCCCGATAAAGTCCGTGCCCAGCTGCACAAGATTATCGGCTATCTCTACCGCGACGGCGGCAAGGACGCGTTAGCCCTGGAACGCCTGAAAAACGCCTTAATTCTTGATAACAAATCAGGCGTTAAGAAAGACATTGAGCGCCTGGAATCCGCCATCAGAAAGGCATCCGGCAGCTAAAAGAATGCGCCCCGCGCAGGGCGGCACGCCAGCCGCGACAGGTCTTTGACCTTGTTCAACGCTGGCGTCCACCGCCCCCCATTCAGAGGTCAACATGTCGTCTCTTGTTATACCTGCACCAAAGCCGGACGCCGCGACGGAACCCGCGATTAAGAACACCCATTTCTGGCCTGATGTTGATCCGCTTGAGCTGCGCGACACGCTGCGCCTGGAGGGCACAGTCACCCCGAAACGCCTGCGCGCCGCCGCGAAGTTTGCCATGACCGAGGTAAACGCCGAGCTGTACAACTTTCGGGATGCGCAGATTGCTCAGGGCTTTAAGACGTTGGAAGACGTGCCCGCCGATCGGATTGACGATGAAAGCGTGAAGGTCTGCGCCTATCAGTGCGCCGTGGCGTCCATTGCCGCCGCGTATCTGGCGGAGCGTTACCCGAACAGCGACACCACCGGCGCGGGCAGCCAAAAGGCCGCGATCGTCGAAAGCACCGTTGATGATTTGTGGCGTGACGGTCGCAACGCGATCAGTGACGTCGCCGGTGTGTCTCACTGCATCATCGGGCTGCTCTGATGAAAGTCTATGCCGAGCAGGGCGACACCGTGGACTCGCTCTGCTGGCGATACTACGGGCGCACCGAGTCGGTGGTCGAGCAGGTTTACGCGGCTAACGTGGGGTTAGCCGCCGCCGGGGCAATATTGCCCCATGGCTACGCGGTGGAGCTGCCGGACATTACCCAGGCCGCAGTCAGCGAAACTGTATCACTTTGGGACTGATGACCATGGAGCGCATCACCTCGTTTATCTGTTACTGCATCGCCGTGTTTCTGGCCTGGCTGGGGGGCATGTCATATCAGGATATCGCCTTTTTGGTGGGTGCCGCCGTCGGCGTCGCGACCTTCCTGGTGAACTGGTACTACCGGCGCAAAACCTATCGCCTCCTGAAAGCAATGGGCATCAGTGGAGAAATCAATGCAGCCATCAATCGTTAGACGCTGCGCGGTCGCCGCTGTCCTGGCGATTGCCGCAATGCTGCCACAAACGCCGACGTTGAAAACGTCCGCCGCCGGTCTGGCACTTATCGCTGACTTTGAAGGCTGCCGCCTGTCGGCGTACCAGTGCAGCGCGGGCGTCTGGACAAACGGCATCGGGCACACGGCGGGCGTGAAGCCGCAAACGCACATCAGCGAACGGCAGGCCGCCGTGAATCTGGTGGAAGACGTGATGCGGGTGGAGCAAGGCATTGCGCGCTGTATGCCGATCGACATGCCGCAGCCGGTGTACGACGCCGTGGCGTCCTTTGCGTTCAACGTCGGCGTGACGGCGGCGTGTAAATCCACCCTGGCGTTTTTCATCAACAAGGGCGAATGGCGAAAAGCCTGCGAACAGCTGCCGCGCTGGGTGTTTGTGAACGGTGTCCGCGTCCCCGGCCTGGAACGCCGCCGCGCGAATGAGCTGGCCTACTGCCTGCGGGGTGTCTGATGCGCATTTTAATTTTGTTAATGCTGGCCGCGTGCGCGCTGGCGGGGCTGCAAACCTGGCGTATCGGCGGCCTGACTGATGACGTAGAGCAGGCGCAGCGGATCATCGGCACGCTGTCCGCCGGTATTGAAAGCCGCGACAACACCATTCACCGCCTGAATGATGATGCACTGAGCCGCGAACGCCAGGAACAAACCCTGCGCGCGCAGCTCTCACAGGCAGGTCAGCGGGCACGCGTCCGTGAATACACAATTCAAAGGTTACTCAATGAAAATCAGGAAATGCGTGATTGGTATAGCGCTCACCTGCCTGATGGCATTGGCCGGATGCACGCCCGTCCCGCCTTCGCCAGCGCCGCAGATTATTTACGTTGGCTGTCCGGCGGTAACGAGCTGCCCGATACCGGCCAGCTCACCCGCCACTAACGGCGATTTAAGCAGTGATGTCAGAAACCTGGAGGCCGCGCTAACCGCCTGCGGCCTCCAGGTGGAAGCGGTCAAACAATGCCAGGAGGAACACCGTGTTAAAACCCGCACAGCTACGAAAAGCCCTCACTGACGCCGTGCCGGTGCTGCAAACCAGCCCCGACCAGCTAAGGATGTTTGTGGATAACGGGCGCATCGTTTCCACGTTAGCCAGTTCGCTGTCGTTCGAATATCAGTACCAGGTCGAGCTGCTGATCACCGACTTTACACAGGACAGCGATCTGGTCATGGTGCCCATTCTGGCCTGGCTGCGTGAGCATCAGCCGGACATCATGGCGACGCCGGAAAAGCAGCAGAGCGGCTTTAAGTTTAAGGCCGACATGCTCAACGATGGCAGCTGCGATATTGCCGTTTATTTGCAACTGACCGAGCGCGTGATCGTTAAACAAATTGACGCCGGTCTGCACGTGGAACATTTTCCTGAGCCGCCGCTGCCGGAGCCGGTGGAAAGGCCGCGTGAGCTGTACCTGCACGGCGAGTTAGTGAGCCAGTGGAATGAGTGAACTGACCGCGTTTGATACGCGTCTCGCCGGGCTGATTGAGGCACTGTCTCCGCAGAGCCGTAAGGCGATGGCCGCCACCATAGCAAAGCGTCTGCGCAAACATCAGCAACAGCGCATTAAGCGGCAGGTCACGCCGGAGGGGCAGCCGTTCGCCCCGCGTCAGTCACCGCCTTTACGGGATAAGAAAGGCCGCATTAAACGGGAGATGTTCGCCAAACTGCGCACGGCCAAATACATGAAGGCCAAAGGCACGGACAGGGACGCTGTGGTGGAATTCACCGGGCAGGTTCAGCGCATGGCGAAGGTGCATCAGTACGGGCTGCGGGATCGCCCGTCGGTCAGGGCGGAGGAAGTGCGGTATCCGGTGCGTCCGCTGCTGGGAATGGACGCCGAAGACATGAAAATTGTGGAAGACGAACTGATAAACCTGCTGAGCCAGTAAACCCCCTGCGTTGTGCCACCCGCTATCAACCCGCCTCAAATTGTATGCCGCCTGACAGGGCGGCATTCTTTTATCCATGAATACATCCATCCCAAACAACGACATTCCGCGCCTGCTGCGCAATCTGATCCGCATTGGCACCGTTGCCGAGGTGGATTTAGATGCGGGCACCTGCCGCGTGAACACCGGCGGCAACGTCACCGACTGGCTGCACTGGCTGACCGCCCGCGCGGGGCGTTCCCGTTCCTGGTGGGCACCGTCCGCCGGTGAGCAGGTTCTGCTGTTCTGCCTGGGCGGCGAACTCGACACCGCCTTTGTGATGCCCGGCGTTTTCTCTGATGAATTCCCCGCCCCGTCTGCCTCGGCGGATGCCGTACACGTCACTTTCCCAGACGGCGCGGTGATCGAGTACGAACCCAAAACCGGCTCGCTGCTGGCTACCGGCATTAAGTCCGCCACGGTAAACGCCTCGGAAAAAGTCGCGGTGACGGCACCGGATATAACCTGCACGGCGAAAACGCGCATCACGCTCGACTCGCCGGAAGTGGTCTGCACGAAAAAGCTCACCACCGGCACTATCGAAATCAAACAGGGCGGCACCATGACCGGCAACCTCACACACAGCGGCGGCAGCATCACGTCAAACGGCGTGGTTGTGCATACCCATCAACACGGCGGTGTCCAGACGGGCGGCGGCAAAACGCAGGCTCCATCATGAGTAACGCAAAATATATCGGCATGGCTCGCGAGTCAGGGCGCGGCGTCGAAGACCTGGCGCACATTCAGCAGTCGGTCAGCGACATTTTGCGCACGCCCGTCGGCTCCCGCGTCATGCGCCGCGACTATGGTTCGCTGCTTTCTGAGCTGACTGACCGCCCCCAGAATGCGGCGCTGCGGCTGCAAATTATGGCGGCGTGCTATAGCGCGATCCTCAAATGGGAACCGCGCGTCAACCTGACCGGCATCAACTTTGAAACAACCTACGACGGGAAAGCCGTGGTTGAACTCACCGGCACCCGCAAAGACACCTCTGCCGCCATTTCCTTAACCCTTCCAGTGAGCTGATTTATGGCAACGATTGATCTCAGCCAGTTACCCGCCCCCGACGTGGTGGAGGTGCTGGATTATGAAATTCTGCTGGCGGAGCGCAAAGCCACGCTGGTATCGCTTTACCCCGAAGACCAGCAGGCCGCCATCGCCCGCACGCTGACGTTGGAGTCCGAGCCGATTGTGAAGCTGTTGGAGGAGAACGCCTACCGAGAAGTAATCCTGCGTCAGCGGGTTAACGAGGCGGCGCAGGCCGTCATGCTGGCCTACGCCACCGGCGCAGACCTGGACAACATCGCGGCGACGTTCAGCGTGGAACGTCTGACTATCACGCCTGCGGATACGGTCAGCGTGCCCGCCGTCGCGGCGGTGATGGAAAGCGACGCGGATCTACGTATCCGTGCGCAGCAGGCGTTTGAAGGGCTGAGTGTGGCCGGTCCGGTCGGCGCGTATGAGTATCACGGGCGCTCAGCCGACGGGCGCGTGGCGGATATTTCGGTGATCAGTCCGTCGCCCGCCTGCGTGACGATTTCCGTTCTGGCACAGACCGGCAACGGCACCGCACCCGCTGACTTGCTGGCGAAAGTGCAGGCCGCGCTCAACGATGAAAACGTGCGCCCCGTGGCCGACCGCGTGACCGTCCAGTCAGCAACCGTCGTGAATTACACCATTGACGCCGTGCTGTATCTGTTCCCTGGTCCCGAAGGCGAACCCATCCGCGAAGCCGCCGAAGCGAAGCTTATCGCCTACACCACCGCGCAGCACCGGCTAGGCCGCGACATTCGGCTGTCGGCCATTTACGCCGCGCTGCACGTGGAGGGTGTCCAGCGGGTGGAGCTGAAAAGCCCGAAGGCCGACATCGAGCTGGACAAAACTCAGGCGTCATTCTGCACCGCCTACACGCTGAAAGTGGGCGGCTACGATGAGTGATCGCCTGCTGCCCGTCGGTTCATCCCAGCTTGAGGTAGCCGCCGCCGACGCCTGCGCCGCGCTTGAAAACGTGCCGGTGCCGCTGCGGCAGCTCTGGGATCCGCTGGCCTGTCCGGTGAAGTTCTTGCCCTATCTGGCCTGGGCGCTGTCGGTTGACCGTTGGGATGAAAACTGGCCTGTCGCCACCAAGCGCCGCGTCATTCAGTCGGCCTGGTTCATTCACTGCCATAAGGGAACCATCGGCGCTATTCGGCGCGTGGTGGAGCCGCTCGGCTACCTGATTAACGTGACTGAATGGTGGGAAACCAACGACGAACCAGGAACGTTTCGCCTGGATATCGGCGTGCTGGAAACCGGCATCACCGAAGAAATGTATTTAGAGATGGAGCGGCTGATAGCCGACGCCAAACCCGCAAGCCGCCACCTGATCGGGCTGACCATCACCCAGGATATTAAAGGCGACGTATACATTGGCGCAGCGCAGTACGTCGGCGAGCTGCTGACCGTTTACCCCGCATAAGAGGACGATATGAGCACATTTAAATCCGTTGTCACCACGCTCGGCCAGGCGCGCATCGCGGCGGCCATTGCGGCGGGGACTGACATTAACATTACGCAGCTGGCCGTCGGCGACGGCAACGGCAAGCCAACAACGCCGGTCGCCTCACAGACCAAACTGGTGAAAGAGGTCTACCGCACGCCGCTCAACTCATTGAAGCTTGACCCGTCGCACGGAAACTGGGTGATTGCCGAAGCGGTGCTGTCTGCCAGCGTCGGCGGCTTCTGGATGCGCGAAATGGGGTTGTTCAGCAGCGACGGCGCGTTGATTGCCGTCTGCAACATGGCGGACACCTATAAACCGACGGTGGCGGAAGGTTCAGGCCGCACGCAGACGTTGCGGATGGTGATTGCGGTCAGCAACACCGAAGCGATCAGCCTGCTGATCGACGACTCGGTGATTATGGCGACGGAACAGTATGTGAATGACCTGCTGGCCGCGCATGAGAAATCCCGTAGCCACCCCGACGGCACGCTGACGGCGAAGGGTTTTGTCCAGCTCAGCAGCTCGGTCAGCAGTACCAGTGAGGTTCTGGCCGCCACGCCAAAAGCGGTGAAGGCTGTGAATGACAACGCCAACAGCCGCGTCCCTTCCACACGTAAAATTAACGGTAAGGCGTTAAGCGCTGACCAAACTCTGACGGCGGCGGACGTGGGGGCGATGCCGCTGACGTTCACCAATCTCGGCAACACCAATATCAATACGTTTGGGCGTGATAAATGCGGCATTTATTCGCAAACGTCCCCTACGCAGGCAACGGTAGCCAACGGCTACCCTGCAACGCTGGCCGGTATTTTGGAAGTGTTTCCGGGTGCCTACACTAACGGCGTGATCCAGCGTTACACCGAACACCTTTCTGGTAAATGTTGGCAGCGCGCATCAAGCAACGTATGGAACGGGACAGATGGTCCATGGAGTGACTGGGTGCAATCCAGCACCGTCGGTTCTGTTGCCGCAAACTCTGCCCTGGGCTCAACTGACCTGAACACAATGGGGTATGGCCTGACGGCTGTTCAGGCGGCGATTTATCACCAGTCCGCCAACGCATCCGCGACGGTAGAAAGGAATTACCCCGAGGCCAAAGCAGGCACGCTGTTTGTCACCGGCAGCGCCTACGGCTGTCAGCAGATGTATATCACTTTCGATACGTGCAACGTCTGGATCCGCGGACTTTCTTCCAACTGGAACGGGAAGGATGGACCATGGCGTCCATGGGTTGCCCTGTATGGCACCAACAATAAACCCACTGCGGCCGACGTGGGCGCGTGGTCTGCCGTGCAAAGCGCCGCCAGCGAAAAAGCGCTGTCTGATGAAATCGCGACGGCGTTTAAAATTCGCGAAAACTTAACGGTGACGGATTCCCCGAACACGCTTCGCGGCAGTGCCATGTTTGGGCATTACGGCGTGCCAGGCGTTGCGGCGGCAACCACGGCAAAAGGCTATCCGATGAATGGTTTTGTCGGAGTTATTTTCGTTACCTGGGGTCCGAATGCCACACAGCAAATTGCCTTTAATAGTAACGGGCGACAATTCACCCGTTACGCGACCGGCGCGTGGAACGGTGTTGATGGTCCATGGTCCGGCTGGAATGAAATTTATTGCCAGGCAAACAAACCGACTCCGTCAGATGTTGGGGCGGTTCCTACGGCTGGCGGCGATGTTGGTTATTTGAATAATGCCGCTCACTACGGCATTAAGAAGGGGACATGGGAAGGTGCGGGTGGGTTTGCCGCTCAATATACCAGCCCGGTGGCACCCTTCGTTATCCCGTTAGGTTATCAAGCCCCCGCAGGTGTCAGTAATTACCTACCTATCATTAAAGGACTCGTGCAGACCGCAACTCATGGCTATGGCACGGCGGTAAGTTTTGGTGCTGTAACCTCTGGTACAGCCAAATTTGCGCAGGCTGTCATTCATGTTATCGGTGATAGCGGCATTTCAAGGCAATGGTTTTTTGACCCTACTGATGGAACATTCTCAGCCCCCGCAGGGAATGTTGTAGCGGGGCAAGGCTTGTACGAATCAGGTGGGGCAGTTCGGGCTTACAGCTCAAATTACAAACCAACGCCTGACGCAATAAACGCCATTGCGCGTGACGTGTGCAGCGTCGCGGGTTTTGTCTCGGGCAATGCAAATGATCCGTATATGCGTCACTCAACCAGCAATGCCGTTATTGTCCTGCCCACGAGGGAGCAGTTACAAAACGAAATTGCAGGAACTCGCAATTGGGCGAATAAAGATTTACGCAATGACATCTATGCCTACGGTGATAACCGCTATGTCTATGACGTGCAGCGCGGCAGTCAGGCGCTGGAGAATGCGGGCTGGACTGCTCAGCAGAACTGGGAAGCGCCGACGGGTTGTTTCATGACGGGGTTAAATATCCGATCGGATATGGGCGACTGCCGAATGATGGGGAAATACTACCGCGCATTAATGATTAGAACGGCCAGTGGAAGCTGGCGTCAGGTGGGTAACTAAGATGATCACATTTAAAAATATCAAAATTTCTAAGCAGGTGTTAGAGGAAGGTATTCCCCTTCCCGTGATGTATTTCGAAGATGAAACAGGTCAGGATTGGTACACGCTTCGCGACAAAAAATGGCAGGGTGAAAGCTGTTTCATTGCCGTCGGTGCAGACGGATTTATTTCTACCTGGGCGGATAACCCGAACTTTCTCACTTTATCGGAAGGCGTGAGCATTTACGAAATCAGCCCGGAAGCGTTGCCCGAAGATGTTAGCGATCACCCTTACCGCTATGAGAACGGCGAGTTCGTGAAATTTGTGCAGCCTGCGATTGAGGTTGCAGCACTGCAAAAAAGCACGTTGCTCAGTCAGGCCGCCGCCGCCATTGCTCCGCTACAGGATGCGGTTGATGTTGATGACGCCACCGACGAAGAACTGGCAAGCCTGAAAGCCTGGAAGAAATTCCGCGTTGCCCTGAATCGCCTGGACTTAGCCGCTGCGCCGGATATCGACTGGCCTGCTGTACCTGAATAAATTGATCGCTGAAAACGATCAATTACGGATAATTGATCAGTAGTAACTATTTGAACATGTCCCGCATATGTCCAAGGATATCCCCAGACTTTTTAGGAGGATGAAATGGAATTAAACCAGGAAGAGGCCGAGATGGTGGCGGGATTTATCGCGGCGAACTGGGCGGCATTTTCAGAAGCCGCTGAGGGCGTGATGTCCGTTTGCGCTTTGCACCGGCTGGCTGAAAAGTTGGGTCTGGATAGCGCCTAACGTCCGATCTGCCAAACAGAAAACAAACTGCCCCGAAAGGGGCTTTTTTGTATCTGACCTTCACCACGTTGTGCCATTTCCCACACACCCCGCCCGCCGTGCCTGCGCGTACACAACACGCGATGATTGACCTCACCCCAATCACAGGAAAAAACACCATGGCTGATTATCATCACGGCGTGCGCGTTGTTGAAATCAATGACGGCACCCGCGTTATCTCCACCGTTTCCACCGCCATTATCGGGATGGTCTGCACCGCAGAAGACGCCGACGCCGACGCGTTCCCGCTCGATACGCCGGTGCTCATCACCAACGTACTGACCGCCGCAGGCAAGGCCGGTAAAAACGGCACACTCCGCGCCTCATTGATGGCTATCGCCAACCAGGCGAAACCCGTTGTCGTTGTTGTGCGCGTGGCGGAAGGTGACACCGAGGCGGAAACCACCTCCAACATCATCGGCGGCACCGACGCCACCGGCATGTATACCGGCATGAAAGCCCTGCTGTCTGCCCAAACCGAACTCGGCGTGAAGCCGCGCATTCTCGGCGTGCCGGGGCTGGATAATCTGGACGTCGCGACGGCGCTCGGTGCCGTCTGTCAGCAACTGCGCGCCTTTGGCTACGTCAGCGCATACGGCTGCAAAACCGTTTCCGATGCCATCAAGTACCGCGAGAATTTCAGCCAGCGTGAGCTGATGGTTGTCTGGCCGGATTTCGTCGCCTGGAACACCACCACGAACGCCAGCGACATCGCGCCCGCCACCGCCTACGCCCTCGGCCTGCGTGCCAAAATCGACGCCGAAACCGGCTGGCATAAAACCCTGTCAAACGTCGGCATCAACGGCGTCACCGGCCTGTCTGCCAGCGTCTACTGGGATTTGCAAACTACCGGCACCGACGCCGATCTGCTGAACCAGGCGTGCGTCACCACGCTTATCCGCAAAGACGGCTTTAAGTTCTGGGGGCAGCGCACCTGCTCTGACGATCCGCTTTTCCTGTTTGAGAACTACACCCGAACCGCGCAGGTGCTGGCGGACACCATGGCGGAGGGGCATCTGTGGGCGGTGGATAAACCCGTTACCCCGACGCTAATCAAAGACATGATTGCGGGCATCAACGCCAAACTGCGCGAGATGAAGACCGCCGGTCTGATCATTGACGGTAACTGCTGGTATGACCCCGAAGCGAACACCGTCGAAACGCTGAAAGCGGGCAAGCTGTTCATTGATTACGACTATACGCCGGTGCCGCCGCTGGAAGATTTAACCCTGCGTCAGCGCATCACCGATCAGTACCTGGCGACGTTCGCCACGTCCGTTAACAGCTAAGAGGCGCTTAAAAAATGGCACTGCCTAAAAAACTGAAATACCTGAACCTGTTTAACGACGGGAACAGCTACCTCGGCATGGTCAGCGTGCTGACGCTGCCAAAGCTCACCCGCAAGCTGGAGAACTATCGCGGCGGCGGCATGACCGGTTCCGCCTCCATTGATTTCGGCCTGGACGACGACGCGCTGACCTTTGAATGGACGGTGGGCGGCCTGGATGAATTGGTGCTTAAGCAGTGGGGCGCGGTCGATGCCGTGCCGTTGCGCTTCGCCGGTTCCTTCCAGCGTGACGACACCGGCGAAACCTCCGCCGTGGAAGTCACCATGCGCGGACGCCATAAAGAAATGGATTTTGGCGAGTACAAACAGGGTGAAGACACGGAAACCAAAGTCACCACCCAGTGCACCTATTTCAAGCTCACGATCGACGGCAAAGACATGATTGAAGTCGATACCGTGAACATGGTGGAAATCGTCGGCGGCGTTGACCGCGTGGCGCAGCACCGTAAAAACATCGGCCTGTAATCCTTAACCAGCGCCGCCCGGCGGCGCTCACTTTTCCTTTTGAATGAGAGACACCGCTATGTCAGAACACAATGAAAACATCGTTATCCTGGAAGAACCGATTAAGCGCGGCGAGACTGAAATCAGCCAGGTTGAAATCATCAAGCCGAACGCCGGACACCTGCGCGGGATTAGTCTCGCCTCCCTGGCGAACGCCGACGTTGACGCGCTGACCGTCATTCTGCCGCGCATCACCTTCCCGAATCTGACCACGCAGGAATGCAAAACCCTCAATCTGCCCGACCTGATTGCGCTGGCGGGCAAGGTGATCGGTTTTTTGTCGCCGAAATCGGAACTGTAAAAATACCCCCACACCTGCAAGTGGACGATCTGATGGCGGACGTCGCGGTGATTTTTCACTGGCCGCCGTCAGAAATGTACCCCATGACCCTGACCGAGCTGCTGGTGTGGCGTCATAAGGCCATGCAGCGCAGCGGAGCCGACAGTGAGTAATTTAAAATTAGAGGTGCTGTTAAAGGCGGTTGACCAGGCGACCCGCCCGTTTAAAGCCGTTCAAAATGCCAGCAAATCCCTGTCTAACGATATCCTCGGCTCGCAGGCCACCCTCAAAGACCTGAATGCCCAGGCCGGGAAGATTGAGGGATTCAGGAAATCCAGCGCCCAGATGGCCGTCACCAGCCAGAAGCTAAAAGAGGCCAAAGCCGAGGCGGCGGCGCTGGCGATCCAGTTCAGGAACACCGCGAACCCGACCCGTGCGCAGACGCAGGCCATGGAGTCAGCGAAGCGCACCGCCGCAGAGTTGCAGACCAAATTCAACGGCCTGCGGCAGTCGGTGCAGCGTCAGCGTGCCGAACTGTCCGAGGCCGGGATCAGCACGCGCAACCTGTCCGAATCTGAGCGCCGACTGAAAGCCTCCATCAGCCAAACCACCGCCCAGCTCAACCAGCAGCGGGGATCTCTGGCACGCGTCAGCGCGCAGCAGGCCAGGCTGAACGCGGTCAGCGCCCGTTATGAGCGCGGCAAGGCGGCGGCAGCAGGCGTACGCAACGGCGGCGCGGCGGCGCTGGGCGTGGGAACGGCTGCCCTGTATGCCGGTAGTCGGTTGATGGCACCCGAAGTTCAAAGCCAGCACAGCGGCGCGCTGATTGCCGCCCGTCAGGGTGAAAGCTCGGCGAAGGGTGGCGATTACACCCAGGTTATTCAGCGCATTAACAGTTCGGGCGTCAGTGAAGATATTGAAAAAATCACCGAAGCCGTGTCTGCGGTTCGCAGCACCCTTGGCACCATGGGGGATGTAGGCTCCGCAGAGTTGGAGCGCATCACCCGTAAGGCGCTGGATATGCAAACGGCCTTTGGCGGTGAAACCGCTGAAAGCATCCAGATAGCCGCCATCATGATGAAAAACGGGCTTGCGGGCAGCAGTGACGAGGCGCTGGATCTGATCACCGCCGGGATGCAGCGCGTCTCTGCACAAATGCGCGGAGAGATGCCGGAAATCCTGCACGAGTATTCCACGCACTTTCGCAACCTCGGATTTAGCGGCGCTGAGGCGATGTCTCTGCTGATCGATATGTCGAAACAGGGGAAGTTCGCCCTTGATAAAACCGGCGATGCGATTAAAGAGTTCAGCATTCGCGGCTCTGATATGTCAAAAGCCAGCGTGTCGGCTTATGAGGAAATCGGGCTGAATGCCGGAAAAATGTCACGGGCAATCGCGAAAGGCGGCGCCGGGGCGCGGACGGCGATGCAAAAAACGGCCAAAGGGTTGTTATCCATTAAAGACCCGGCGGCGCGGGCAAATGCGGCCATCGCGCTGTTTGGGACGCCGATTGAGGATTTATCTATCGACCAAATCCCCGCATTTCTCGGCGCGCTGGCGGGAACTAAGGATCGTCTCGGGGATGTTAGCGGCGCGGCTGAGAAAATGGGCGATACGCTGCGGGATAATTTAACCGGCGACGTTGCGCGCCTGCAAGGCAGCTTTGCCCGGCTGCGCTTTACCGCGTTTAAAGAAATGGATGGTCAGCTGCGCAAGCTCACGCAAACGGCTACCGCATGGCTGGATAAGCTCAACGTTTGGGTAAGCGCTAACCCTAAGCTTGCGACAAACCTGGTGACTGTCGCCGGGGGTGTTGCGGGGCTGGTTGCCGTGCTGGGTGCCGTCGGGCTGGTGGTCTGGCCGGTGATGACCGGTATCAACGCGCTGATCGCGGGTGCAGGATTTTTGAGTGCGGGGTTCAGTATCGCGGGCAGTGCCATTGTTGCCGCCATCGGCGCGATAACCTGGCCGGTGGTTGCCGTCGGTGTTGCTATCGTCGCCGCAGCGTTACTTATTCGTAAGTATTGGGAACCGATCAGCGCCTTCTTTGCCGGTGTGGTGGAAGGCTTAGGCATTGCCTTTGCGCCCATTGCACAACTCTTTGCGCCGCTAAAACCGGTCTTTGACTGGTTAGGCGAAAAGCTGAAAATGGTTTGGCAGTGGTTCAAAGACCTGATCGAGCCGGTGAAATCCACTCAGGAAACGCTGAATAACTGTAAGGACGTCGGCGTAAGGTTCGGGCAGGCCATCGCCGATGCGCTGAACGCACCGTTGAAGGCATTCAATAAGCTGCGTCAGGGCGTGGACTGGCTGTTGGAAAAGCTCGGCATCATTAAAGATGAATCGGCGGACATTGATAAAAACGCCGCAAAAGCGGACGGACGCGCAAAATCCGGCGCAAATAACGCCCCAGAGAATAACCCATTAGGCAATCCGAATCCCTTTGCGCCTCCGGCGGATGTTTTCATGGGTGGCAGCTATGCCCCCGTGTCAGCAGGCGGCGGGCGTAGCTATGTCGACAGGAGTACGCACCATTATCAGATTGCCGCCGGTGCCGGTTTGGGTGGGCAGGATAACAGCCGCCAAATCCGCGCCGAGCTGGAAGCCCGTGACCGCGCACGCGCCGCGCAACAACGTTCCCGCATGGATCACGATTAAGGAGATATCCGCATGATGTTAACGCTCGGACTGTTTGTTTTTCAGTTGCAGACCGTCCCCTATCAGAGTTTGCAGCGCGACGTTGATTACCGCTGGCCGGTGAATAACCGCGTCGGCCTGCGCCCGCTGCCGCAGTTCCTCGGCGTGAATGAGGAAAAAATCACCCTGTCCGGCGTGCTGATGCCGGAAATCACCGGCGGCAAGTTGTCGTTGTTGGCACTGAACCTGATGGCCGATGAAGGTAAGGCGTGGCCTCTGCTGGAGGGCAGCGGCAGCATTTACGGGATGTTCGTGGTAAACAGCGTCAGCGAAACCCACACGGAATTTTTCTCTAACGGCGCGCCGCGAAAGATAGAGTTCACGCTGACACTCACCCGCGTTGATGAATCACTGGCGGCAATGTTCGGCGACATGAAAGCCCAGGCCGACGGACTGCTGGATCAGGCGGGCGGTTTAACCGGCCAGCTGGGAGGCTTGCTGTGATTACGGACATGACCATCGGAGCCGGTGCGCAGTTTGCGCCGGACTTCTCCGTGACCGTGGCCGGGAAGGACATCACCCAGGACGTGAGCAACCGGCTGATTTCGCTGACGCTCACGGATAACCGGGGCTTTGAGGCTGACCAGCTCGACATCGAGCTGAGCGACACCGACGGCCAGCTGGAGATGCCGCCGCGCGGTGCCGTGATAAACATCGCGCTCGGCTGGAAGGGGAAGGCGCTGACGAACAAGGGCGATTTTACCGTGGATGAAGTGGAACACCGGGGCGTCCCGGACACGCTGACCATTCGCGCCCGCAGCGCAGACTATCGCGGCAGCCTGAATTCTCGCCGTGATAACTCTTACCACGACACGACGCTGGAGGCCGTGGTGTCCGCCGTGGCGGCACGCAATAACCTCAAGCCCGCGGTGGCCGAGCCGTTCAGGGGCGTGAAGGTGTCGCACATCGACCAGACCCAGGAAACCGACGCGAAGTTTATTACCCGCCTGGCCGAGCTGAACGGCGCGGTTGTCGCCATCAAGGCGGGCAGTTTGCTGTTCATCAAGCCTGGGGCGGCAAAGACCGCCAGCGGTAAGCCTATCCCGCAGATGACCATCGTGCGCAGCGACGGCGACGGGCACACGTTCAACATTGCCGATCGCGGGGCTTATACCGGCGTGTCGGCAAGCTGGCTTCACACCAAAGATCCGAAGCCTAAAAAGGTGAAGGTGCAGCGGAAAAAGAAATCACAATCTTTGAGCAGCGTGCAGCATCCCAATGCGAAAAAGGTCAGCGCAAAGGTGGCGAAACCGCCGGAGGCCAATGAAGGTGATTACCTGGCGGGGAGTGATGAAAACGTGTTTGTCCTGACCACAATCTACGCCACGCAAAAGGCCGCCATGCGGGCAGCGCAGGCGAAATGGGACAAACTCCAGCGCGGTGTCGCAGAGTTCTCGATCTCCCTGGCTCGCGGGAGGGCTGATTTATTCCCTGAGACGCCGGTGGCGGTGTCCGGTTTTAAATCCGTGATCGACGCGCAGCCCTGGATTATCAGCAAGGTGACACACAGCCTGGGCAGCAGTGGATTTGTGACAACGTTGAATCTGGAGGTATTACTATCGGATGTAAATTACGAGGCGAGCGGGGACGATAGATTGTGA